GTGGGGACAAACCGGCGGGCAAAGCCACTTTAGATCTCAAGTCCCTCTTGTTATCCCGGAATCTAAATACGTAACATAACCGAGGTCAACGGCGGCCAGTGTGCCAAATCCAAGGCCTTAAGTTTACGCATTAGTTCATGCCGAGGGTCTAAGTTAGGGGGTTTTAGCCCATACTCATCTATGATCATCTGAGTCTCAACTGTAAACGGCCAACATCCTAGACCGAAACAGGAAAGCTGGAGTGCTCGGGCTCTAGCCACGAACTCCGCATAACATCGATCTGGACGCGCAGGCACCAAAAGCTGAGCAACCAATTTGTCATAAGAGGCTTGGGGTCGACCATCCTGACCCATCTGGTATCCGAGAAAGGAGACATGAGTTCCAAAACCAGTTTTCTCCGTGTTAAGGAACATTCCGAATGTGCGATAAGCGTTCTTTGCTAAAGCACTCAAATTCACCTCGCCTTTTACTTCAAGCAACGCATCATCCCCAACAAACCATCTGGCAGCAATCTGAGAGCGCAAAAGATAATGCCATACAATGCAGTTAACGACACTGTCGATCAGACCAGTAAAATAGGATCCACTAGGTACTCCACGACGGGTTTTGATTACTTCCCCATCTTGGAAACGCAAAGGAGTGTTAATGAAGTACTTTACAATGCAATGCCATAGCCGCGGCAGGGTCCAGCTCTCGGTAGGACATCCCCACTCCTGGTAACGGCTAACGTCTATCTGCTCTCTGAGTATTTCAAAGGCATCACGAATAATCCATGCTGGTACGCTCGAGTCGAACGAGCTCCAATCAGCTCCTAACCATCTATTCCTACGTTGTCGTTGACTCATAAGCAATCTCATGTCGCCCATGGAATAGTTAATCCACAGTCCATAACTTCCTCTATTCAAGAGATATGCTCGTAGGAGGGGCATGGCAAACATACCTTCGGCGAAGGTCATGTGAGCCGGGTAGACCCAGATAAGTCGGAACTTCGACTTCCGCGAAACCATAGTTTTAACGGCAGCGGTACACGGTGTATTGCATTTGTCATAAATCCCATATTTCAGGTTGTGCACATACTGTTTTATGCGCAAGGGATCTACTTCATCTTTACGGTGGAATCCTTCCATAGTATACGGCAGGCCTGGCGATCTGTCAACGTTCTGGTATTGTCGAATTGCATCATTTATATGAAGGGGGACAACTTTAACAGGTAAGTTAAAGTCTTGTCTGGCTTTCTTTAGCGCTTCACGGTAGTCAAGATCGTTGCAGGTAGGTGGTGATTTGTTTAGATATTTGCGGGCACTTGCCTTGATTTCGTAAAGCTTAGGGTGGTATCGAGAGTAATGAGTGAACCATTGAACACTCGCACGCGGCCCAGCCATTGTAGC